GGTAGAGAAGTCAGCCACTGTGTCCAATTGAGCTTGTGTGTAATCGCTGTTGGCTGCGTCTGTAAAGTCTGTATTAACCAGGTCATCAGGAGTTACTGGTCCAGTCACAACGTTATTGTTGTTGCCACTACCTGGGATGGTCACAAGATTACCATTTACACCATTGTTGATGCTGCCACTTAAATTATCTACGTAGTTATTGACCAGGGTTGAATCGCCGGGTATAACACTTGCGGCAGCATCTCGTTGTGCTTGTAAATCAGCAGCTCTTTGAGCATCAGCCTGTCGTTGCCATTCTCTTTGATTGGCTTCATTGGCCAATCTATCTCTTTCGTCTGCTTGTCGTTGCCATTCTGCTTGATTGGCTTCATTGGCCAATCTATCTCTTTCGTCTGCTTGTCTTTGCCATTCAGCGGCTTGTGCATCTGCTTGTTGTTGTGCTAATGCATCTGCTTGTTGTTGTGCTAATGCATCTGCTTGTTGTTGTGCTAATGCGTCTGCTTGTTGTTGTGCTAATATGTCTGCGGCACTTGGGCCTGTGTCTACTGGTGTGTCATCTACTGGAACTACTGGACCTGTCAAATCAGGTGGTGTCATATCTGTTGGGGGTAAAGGTAGTTGATTAATTACTTGACCACCTGTGTCTCCACCTAATCCACCACCTGTGTCTCCACCTAATCCACCACCTGTGTCTCCACCATAGTCGCCACCACCATAGTCGCCACCACCATAGTCGCCGCCACCATAATCATATTCATATTCAAAGCCGCCATCGCCGCCATCACGATTGACAAAACCCCATGAGTCGTCTCCAAAAGCATACTCTATTAGGCCTGTTCGAGGATTGATTTTGCCGGAACCGCCCATGCGTTTTAACATAGCAGCTTCGCGAGGATTGATGTGTGCTATCATGGTGTCGCCATTGCGTCCCATTCTAGCCAGTTGGGCCAGTTGCTGCGGTGATATTGGTTGTAATTTATTTGGCATGTTTTACCTTGTTGTATATTTACTGCTTGACCACTTGAGTAGTCATGCTACGTAGGCCTGTTTCACATTGTGTAACTTGTAAATCGCCGCCTGTCTGTTCAAATTTAAAACTCAATATGTACCAATAGTATCCTGGACTAATGTCTGTGTCTGGGAATGTGCTGAATATAGATTCCAATGGCGACAAACTGCCAGTGCCTGTGAGACCTGGATATTGATATTGTCTAAAAGCCACTGTCTCATCAAAATTAAAAAGAAATCCTGGATTTACTGGATCTGAATTGGGAAAGCCTTTGTATCGGTCAATAAACACTGACACTGTGAGATCACTTGACACAGTGGCAGTATAACTGATTATGGCATTTATTTGTGAACTAATGAACACTCGATCAGTGCCGCCAGTGATCACAACTTTTACATTGCAGTCAGTGCTTTCATCTTGTGCCATGCTTGACAATGATGCAGTGCCGCCTGTGCTTGGTGGTTGAATTGGAAAAAACTCACCTGCTGAACGCACAATAACTGAAGTTGTGGTACATGACACCACACCAATTCTAGTATACGTGTCGTTGTAATAGGGATCAGCCACACCCGAAAAGGTCACCCCTTGACCAGGCACAAATGGTGGTGGCACCTGTGCGGCTGCAAATGTATATTCAAAAGTATCGCCAGACAATTGAGCAGCAGTGGCCAGATTGATAGGTGCAACATATAGACTGGCAGGAATGGTGCTGCTGTAAGGTAATCGAAAATTTCCTGTAATATACCCTGTGGCAAAACTACTAAACCCGCCAAAGTCTTGACCAAGACCACTGGGACCACTCAAGAGATTGTTTACTGCATCTATAACACCTGATGTGTCTGATGATTCTACAGGATAACTGGCCATTATCTGTCGTCCTCAACTTGTGTGATTTGCCATGTGGTAGCTGTACACATCCAGATGTCATTGTTTGAAGTGTTGCTTAATTTTATGGAATTCACACGAAATGCATTTTGGTTGATCTGTGCCCAGGGATTCTGGTTGTATGATCCATCAGCGTCAATAGGTATTGTTACTGCAATAATGCCACCATTTCTATCTGATGGGGCTGAACCTAATGAGTTGGCACCTTCTATTGTGACAGTGATATTGCCTTTGTGAGTGCTGGTTGCAGGATCCACAGGCAATTCATCATCGCCGCTGTCAGGAGCCGCACCCAGGTTTACTACACTGGGCAAGATACGATGCACCATGAGTTTGCCAGAATAGTCTTTGAGCAGTCGGATATTGTCTCTGCGGAATATGCTTTCAATGGCTTCATCATCATACCAGGCAAAGCCTTGATCTTTTTGTATCAACTGCTGATCCTCCACACCACGAGCATACACCACTGTTCTTGAAGCCAGACTAGGCTCATAATTGGGCAGGCTGGAGTCTGCTATGGTGGCCCAGATGGGAGATTCACAAGCCATGGTGGCTGAATAAACTTCTCTTGGTGAGTTCCAGCAGTCAATGTCATATCTATAACTCAACATGCGATTGGGCACACCATTCACAATGGGATTGGTTGCTGTGGCATATTGTGGTTTGGTTGTGTAGTAAATTTCTATTTGATTTTTTTGACTGTTCACTTCCATGTACACACGATCATAGTAGTCTTGATCCAATTGGTCATAGAACCAGTTTTTCACACGTTGATTGCCAATGCCAGTAAAGTCATTGCCATCAAACACCCAGATATCTCTAGCATCAATGCCATACACCAGTTTGTCTGTGTTGGCCCAGCAGTTAGAACTCAATAGGCCACGACCCTGATTGAACAGTCGCACACCCAGGATAGGCGCTGATGTTGTGGAGTAGTTTAAGGGTGAGAACACCACTGTGTCCCAGTAGCTACACAGGAAGAATTGACCATTACAAGGAAAACCGTCCAGGGCAGGTCCACGAAGCGGAACTTCCAGCTGATTGGCCACATTGGTTATGGTTGGCGCCCAAGTTAATGGTGCTTGGTCAAGACCAAATGCCTGACTCCATTGCACAGTGGTTCCGTAGTTTTGTAAACTACTGTCGTCTTCTAACGCAGTGAGATTGCCTGCAATCAAGATTGAGCCCACATTGGGTGTGCTATACAAGCGCATGAAGTTGGCTGTGTAACTCTGCCATGAAGTGTTTACATTCCAGTTGTATTGAGGTCTGACTTGGCCTCCTCCAGGATAGGCTGCAGCCGGCACTGCTAGATATATCAAACTACTGGTGGTGCACGAAACCACTTCAAATGATCCATCATAGTAGGTGCCTACGTCTACAATTTCTATCCGATCACCTGTGGTATAAGGCGCTGTGGTTTGTGTGGCAAATGTCATGAGTTGTGTGGTGGGCGAATTGTACGCAATACTGGCAATGTCAATAGGCAAGGTATTTGAATACATGATCAGTCTTGGATCACCAGGCGTGTCGGGCAAGAACATGGGCGGATTTAGTGTGTCATTGAAAAATACCACTTGTCCATTCCAAGATTCAGTGATGTTGGTATTCTGCTGGTAGCCTGAAAACGGCACAGCAGGATTGGGATTAATATTGTGCCAGTAGTCATCTGTGCCATCACTGGCCCACCAGTAGCCTTCTGTTGTGGCCACAATAAACCAAAACACTTGTCCGTTGCCTCTAAATCCGCCTGTGACAAAGGTTGGTGTGCCTGGTACAGTGGCCAAGATGGCTTGATCGCCTGCCATGCTACGAACACCACGTGCATCTGTTTCTACATTGATGCCGTCGTTGTATTCATTGGGTTGCAGTGCGCCACTGGGCACATCTGGAGTAAAGCTCATCTTGGCAAATGGAACATTTACTTCTTGATATGCTGAATTTATATTTGCCATTGTTTTCCTATTATGTTGCTGATGAGACTGCTGGATTACTATCAAAATGCATCAACAAGTTGGTTATAGTGTCCACTGTAAACGGAGCAGTTGGCACCACATAACTGGTATACTGATCATCGTATCTCCAACCAGAACTTGCACATAGTTCATCTACCCAGCCCAGTAAAGGCTCTGTTCCTGCAGTGTTTGGAGGATTTAAAGGATAAAACAAAGCACTATTTGCAATGCTTATGCCAGTGTCAGATCCAGATATTGGCACTCCAACAGACGGAAAATTAAATCCCAATGCTGTGGTGCCGGTAGGACTTGGTAATGTTTGTAGTCTACGTCCGTCGGCCCAGAAACTGATGATTCCGGTATAATCGCCAGTGCCAGGGTATTTGTATTTTCTTTGTGCGGCAAAATGCACCCATCGATTTCTTGGCCAGGTATACTCGGCATATTCACAAGCCGCTCTACCTCTTGGAAATATGCCTAAATAGTTCATACCAGTGGTGCCTGCTTCATAGCCTAATCTAATGCCCAAACCGCCACCTGTGGTAATTGGAGGCGGCGTCGGAGTGGCTGAAGTAGATTCATTGTTCACACAAACAACAGCAGTGTCAGTGCTGGATCTACCGCTGGGTATCCATAACCAACCTTCAATGCAAAAATCAGTATTTTCACTGTGTGGCCATAAATCAAGTCTTTCCACAGGAGGATCGCCTACAAACCAACTGACCATGCTGTTGGGTGATGTGGCATTTAAACTGGCAACACCAAATTGTGATTTTGCTGTAGAAACACCAGCACCATTAACATTGTCAAAAGTAATTGTGCTGTTGGTGGCAGCGGCTGTGGTTCTACGTTGAGTGCTCCACACTGCTGAATCCCAGGCTGTTCTTGCGGCTCCTAACATTATACAAACTCCGGTGACACAGTGGTTAGATACAGAGTGCTGCCTGTGGCATTACCCAGTGATTTCATTGCTGTGATACTGACCATTGTAACTGAATTGGCAGTTGTGCCTACAGTTGTGGCATTTCCAACATATTTGATTGACGCATTACCTGTTGGCATGGTCACAGTGTAAGGAGTTGCACCTTGCTGAATGATTAAAGTAACTGTGTCTGTCTGTAGGTCATTGTTGGTGCCATCATTGGCCACACTCACAAAGTTTTGGTAATCTCCAATGGTGACATTGGCAGTGGGAGATATAAACTGCACCTGTGCGTTGTTCTTGTCAATGTTCACTGTGCCTGAAGTGTTGGCAATGTGTTGATATTCATTGTAACTGCGTAGTGATCCCAGTTTGATCTGTGCCACATCATCAGCGTTGTAGAAAGCATAGTATCCAGGTGCTGACCTGGCCACATTGTTGACTGAAATGCCTGTGGTGCTTAAAGTGGTGTTGCTGCCGTGATACATGCCATACACATTGCCTGTGACCGTTCCACTCATCAGGTTCAGTTGTGATGCAAATCCCATGTAATTGGTCACTGTGCCACCGTTGTTCACAGCAGGTATCATGCCATAAGCATGGGTTACTGTGGATCCTGCAGCAGGTGTAATAAAACCACCATTAAGCACTGCCTGACTTACGGAGGTGTTGCCCAGGAAGTATGGTGATGCATTGCCCACATCAAGGTTGGGTTGCAAAGCAGCCACACTAAAAGTTGATCCTGCGGTCAAAGTTAAATTTATGGTGTTGGCAGCGGCACCGCCACCAATACGCAGTCGTGCTGCCACAGCTTGTTGACGGAAAGCGCCGCCTGTGACATTGCCTGTCAAACTAACCTGTGTGTCTGAAGCAAACAATTGCATGGCATTGTTGGCAGTGGCTGACCTTGTTACACTGTCATTCACATACAGTCGATGTTGAACAGCAGAGTGTGCATTGTTGCCGTTGAATCCTGTGCCAATCAACACACGACCGCGTTGGGCAGTTGTGGCATCTCCACCATCTGGAGCAAACAGCATGTCTGTAGCAATGTTTTTGCCGGACATCACAATGTTGCCTGTTGAACCGTTGTTGGCAGTGCCCACAATAGTTTGCTGTGTGCTAGTTAGGTTGGCTGTGGCCACAAGATTGGCACCCGTGATGTTGCCAGTGGCAGTGATCAGGCCAGGTGTGATTAGATTGCCACCTGTGATGTTGCCACTGGCTGATATTGAACTTACTGGACTGATATTGCCCTGTACTGAAAGATCAGTGCCAACAAACAAGGTGGCTTGCACTGAAAGATTGTGTTCTGGATTGGCATTGCCTATGCCCACATTGCCGGTGTTTAGAAACACCATTTGAGCAGCACCAGCAGTAAATCGCATGTTACCCACAAGCCCTGTGCCTGCCGCAGTGGCTTCAAAATTCATTCTATTGCCAAACATCTGTATGCGGCCAAATGCTGAATTACCAACATCAGCACCGTTGGCAAACAGGTTGAGTTGACTGCTGAAAGCAGTGTTGCTGGTGGTGTGATTTGGCCCTGGTATGGCAGTAAGGCTGGTGGCAGCACTATTGCCTGTGGCGGTGGTCTGAAACGCAGTGCGTCCTGACGCAGTGCCTGTGGTAAAATCTCCATAATAGCGACCATTAACAGGCACTATGACATTTCCTCCTGACACATTGCCGGTGACTGCCAGGGCATTTGAAGTTTTGTCAAACGTCAAGCCAGCAGTGCCATTCAATAAGTTATTGTCATTAAACTGAACTTGTGTGTTTGCACCACCTGCTACAACATTGCCAGCAATATTTCCAATAAAGTTTGGTGCTGTGATGTTGCCTATGCTGGTTATGGTGCCGTTGTTATTGATGTTGCCACTGGTAATATTACCTGACACACTTACACTGGTGAGTATGCCAACTGAAGTAATGTTGGCTTGTGCTGCATCTGTTACTGTGTTTGCTGTGATCGCAGTTGTTGCTGATCCTGCTGTGGTAGCATAGGCAGCGTTGGCCACAGTGCCTGTTACATTTGCACCAGCAACTGAATTGGCTATGTTTGCGTAGTTGGCTTGAACAGCGTCAGTAGCATACGTGGCAGAATTAGCATTAAGTGCGTAGGTAGCATTGGCCACAGTGCCTGTTACATTTGCACCTGTAAGACTTGACAAGCCTAACCCGTTGCCGTTAATGTTGGCACCTGTGATATTGCCAACAACTGCTACTGCATTAGATGTTTTGTCAAAGGTAAATCCTGCTGTGCCATTGGTAACGCCAGCATCATTAAATTGCACTTGGGTGTTGGCACCAGCGGCTGCAGTAGCAACACCAGTTAGTTGGCTACCATTACCTATAAAATAACTTGCTGTGATATTGCCAACAGCACTGATATTGGCCAAACTGTTGACATTACCACCTGTGATGTTACCACTTGCACTCAATGCTGTGAGTATGCCAACACTGGTAATGTTGGCTTGTGCGTTAGCAGTAACAAATTGTGCCAGATTAGCCGTTCCAGCCGAACCTGCTGTGGTTGCAAAAGTGGCATTAGCCACATTGCCTGTAACATTGGCACCTGTTATGCTTGTGAGTGCTGAACCATTGCCAATAAAATATGCAGCAGCAACATTGCCCACCACACTTGTATTGCCTGGTATTAAAGTGTTGCCAGCGGCATCCAACAGTGTTAGAGAACGTAATAAAGTTGTAAATGGGCCACTGATACCGCCAGTGTATTGGCGAACATAAATTGGTTCTGTGCCGGCATCTGCTGTGGCAATTTCAACAAATCCATCGTCTACAATGCCACCTACTAAAATTCTAAATGTGTCATCAGTGGCCATTCGTGCTGTCAACACAGCCACATTGGCGCCAGCAGCAACTTCTGAAAATACATTGCCTACCAATAGGCCTGTGCCTGATGTGACAACATTGCCACCTGTGATATTGCCTGTAACAGCAAGCGCACTGGTAGCTGAATTGAATGTAAAGTCTGAATCAGCACCCAGCACACCTGCATTGTTGAATTGTACTTGTGTGTTGCTGCCTGCGGCTGCAATATTGCCCACAATGTTGGCTGCGTTGACATTGCCAATAAAGTATGCTGCTGTGACATTGCCAGTGGCTGAAATGTTGCCAATGGTGTTGCCACCATCTGTGCCCACTGCCAACAAGCTCACAACATTGGCATTGCCATAGGCCTGTTGTGGATTGATTGCGCCTGAACCCGAATACAGCGTGGTAAAGTTTTGGCTGGCCACATTGGCATTGCCTGGTGTTGATGAATATAAACTTGTTGAACTTGGCATCAGTAGTCCTTATTTGATGTTGTATTGGCGATACTGTCGTGGTTGCCATACTGACGTAAAGCGGGTGTGTCCACCAGACCACTTGCCTTTGTTGTTTTGATCTTCCACTTGATCCCAGGCATTGTCAAACTTGGCCTTAAAGTTGGCAGCGTCTTCGGCATTGTGACGCTTGAGGTAGTATTCCATTAGTGTGGCATACACATAGCCTTCTGGCCATGTTTGTAGCACAGCATTTGACTGCACTGTTTGATTGGTTATGCTCACATTAGTAACTGTGCCTGCTGTGGGCGTGGTGCCTCCAGTGGCTGTGAATGTGATACTTGTGTTGCCAGGGATAGTGGCCACAGTGTAAACACCTGCTCCGCCACCTAGACTGCCTGTGCCTGCTGTGGCCACAATTTGATCACCCACAGTTAATCCTGTTGTGGTGCTCATGCCTGTAATGGTAGCTGTCCAGGGACCTGCACCAGAGATTGAACCCACTGTGCCTGTTGTAGAAATCACAGTGTCATCTGCAGGAGCAAACAACAAGGGCCAGGCCTTGTAGTAGTACAGGTTAATTTCAGCGCCAGCACCAACCCAGGGCAGGAAGTGATACTTGTCAGCCACTTCTGAAAACTTGCCACGGATCACTGCCGGCACATTCACAGGTGAAAGATACAACTGCGCAATCATGCCTTGTGTGATGATGTCTCTGTCGCCAATGCGATCATACACAATCCACGGACCTGTTTGAGTGGGAGTAGAGCCAGATTGATTAAAGAACAATATGGGTTTGTTCATGTCTGCTGGGATAGGAACATAACCATTTGAATCTGCAACACCAATATTTTCTGCAGCGTAAGGATCACTCCGCAAGGCCGGCAGCTCAACGTTACGCATGGTGAGTTCTGCTAGAAAGATACACTGCTTGATTTCAGTATCATTGGTACTACCAGTAAAGTCTTGGATATAGTCAACTAGATCATCACCTGTGGGAATTACAAACATTTTTAATGTCCTTTAAAGAATCGTTGTTGTCCTGCCTTGGTAGGATATGGCACATCAATTGGAATTGGTAGCTTGCCACCTGGATAACACACGTACTGGTTGTATTCTCTTTCTACAACTCTATAGAACTGTGCTTTTAACACACGATCATGCTTGATGGCTGCCCAGGGCATGCCACCAAAATACTGATCACTGATACGGATGCTCACAACATTGGGCAAGTCCATCCATTTGTAAGTTAGTTTGCCATCATCGCCAATGGGCGCCAAGGGGTCATGGTGCCCTGCTTCTGATGCTTTACGATAGGCTTGACAACGACGGGCCACAGCTTCTGCGTTCTTTTGTTCTCGCTTGATGTAGAACTTGCCATCTTCACGACCAGTAGTGGTTATGATGTTTTGGCTGCCGCTTAAACTGGTTCGTTGCCAATCGCCTTTCATGGCATTGTATAACTTGTCGTTTTTTAGCAGGGCATCTGCTACACCATTGTGGCTGGTTACTATGCCACCATGGTCTTGACGCCAGTAGTCCATGTTGCGTTCTGGATCCGCATCGTTTAGGTATTCGGGTTTATTTTGATCATCACTCATACAAGTATTTAGTGCCTCCTAGAAATACAGGGGTGAACTCAAGACAAAAGGGCCGAAGCCCTTTTGTGTGGTATCACTCGACGAGTGATTATACGTAGCTGTCGCCTGCGCCAAAGTTCACACGCTGTACGAATGTGCTTGAACGCGGTGCTGTTACAGCAGCGCCTGTTGCAGAGATGTTGTGTAACACACCAACTCCGGCTGGGTTACGCACAATTAGTGTGCCTTCCATCAGGAACTGGTCCAGACTGGCGTCGGCGTTGCTAAAAACTTCATTATTAGGTCCTAGGTCACGCAGGGAGCCCCACTGAACCACATCTTCGTTCAAGAAGTAGATCTGATCGCTTACACCTGCAGAGTCCATGATCCATGAATCATAGATTTCATATGTGTAATTGAAGTCGCCTTCATAAGTTTGGATTGTGTCACCACGCTCAACGTTACGACGGTTGATACTAGTGTTGCTGTTCACAATGTTGTCAGAGATCATGGTACGCAGGCTTGTTGGAACTACCATTGTGCGGATCTTGGCATTGTAGCGTTGTTCAGCTGTGGTTACCAATTGCTTGTATAACACAGGCTGGAACAATTGGTTGGTAAATGTGCCAGTGTAGAATTCAGTGCCATTGGCGCTGATGTTTAGATTACCAACGTTGGCAGCTGTGGTGTCAGCACTTGCACTTGTGGTGTTTGTGGTGATGTTAGCATTGGCAGCACTGGTTGGGTTGAACGAATGAGTTCCAGCAAAGCTGTTCAGACTACCCATACGACGACCTTCTGTCTGATCAGTAGCAGGGCTAATGGCAGTTCCAGCTTGTCCAGAGTATTGTGTGCCGATTTGGTCAGCGCGAACCAGTTGCATCTCAACGTCGAACATGAGTTCAATCAGCTGTTTTACTTCTTGGTATGCTTGTGGGTCTCCACCAGCCTGCATCACAGCACGAGCTGTTCCGGACGCAGCAATTGTGGTCTGGAAAATCTGTGTGTAGTTGCCTAGGTTGTAGCGTGAATTAGATTCAGCGTTGGCTGTGGATACAGCAGCACCTTCTTGCACAGCTTGAGCAGCTGGCAGTCGATAGATGTCATCAGTCCACAAAGGTAGCGTGGAGTTGACCTTGCGCTTTTTGCTCATACACATGTTTAGAACAGGTGTATCGTCTTTTACACGATTGGATACGTCTAGATCCAGATCCTTGACAACGATGTCCGAGCCGTATGCTGTAGTACCGTTACCAATTTGACTTGTTGTAATTTCTGCCATAATATTCTCCTTGAATGTTGGCTATTATCTCCTGCCGCCGCGTATTTGTTGTAAACGCTGCACCAGTAAGTTGTCTCCGGCTTTTTTATCGCCGGTGTTGGCTTGTTCACGAAGTTTGCTTATGCTATCTTCAGTTGATCTTGAAGTGGATGATCCTCCTCGGCGTTGTGTCAAGGCTGCCATTGAGCTGCCTGCTGACTTTGTGGTAGATCTAGATCTAAACTTTAGACCATCTCTCACCAACGCTAGTAAATTTTCATCCGAACTGATCAAATCAATATTGGCAATGCCAGGAATAATCTCGCTATGTGCTTGTGGCCAAATCTTCACGACTTTGTCACGCAGTTCGTTATAGACATATTCGTTTCTCAACTCCTTGTCCTGGAACGACTTCCGTGCAGAATCTAATCTTTCACTCACTTGTTGCTGACGAACTTGTCGAAATTGATCCACTGCGGGTTTCAGTTGTCCAATTATGCCTTGCTGTTGACGAATGTATTGCTCATTCTGTCGCATACTAGCTTGAATCCTGGCTTGTTGTCCGGGATCTTGCGTTCTGGCAAGCTGTTGTTGGAACGTGGTCTGATAACCTTGCGTTTTCACAATTTCATCGTAGGCACCTTGCAAGCGTGGTTCTACCGTAAACTCCATAGCCAGTGTTAGTCCTTCTTGTTGAGCACGTTGAGCTTGAAGATATTCATCAAACTCACTTCGCTCAACCTTTAACTGGCGTGCTTCTTCGTGTATTGCTCCACCTTGACCTAGAATACTTGCGGCTTTTTTGGCGTCAATCACAACTTCTTTACCGTTCTTCATGAACTTGAACTTGGCATTGGGGTTAGTCTCTGCAAATTCAATAAAGTCTATTAGATCTTCACCAGTGTTTTCTGTTGCGTCAGTGCTTACCTCTTCAGGGGCCTCTGATTCCACAGTGTCGTCTTGGTATTCTGTGTCGCTGGCATCAGCAACTTCTGGCTCTACACTCTCGTGGGCCACAGGCTCTTGTGTGCCTGCTGCAGTCTGCTCGGTTGCACGAAGTAGATTACGCTCGGTCTGCTCTCGCATGGCGGTCATCTTGGTTGCAATTGAGTCCAGGCTAGGGACTGCTGGGTTGTCATTGGCCGCTGCGCCGACTGGGTCAGTGCTGTTAGGCGTGATCATGGTTGTCATTAAAATTCCTTGTTTCAAACCGGGGCCGAAGCTTACCGTTGTTGAGATATTTAGTCCAGGTGATTAAAATACCAGTTTATTGATTCTGTTTTGGAGCTGATTCCCACTCCAGTATCCGGTTGCGCATGAACACAGCTTGTTTAAGGCTGCCAATAAACGCATCAATGCCTGTGAGTTGATTGGCCACTGCCACTCTGTGTGCATTGGCTTCATCACTATGGCTCACAATTGTCAGCAGGATATCACTCAATGTAAATTTAAAGTGATGAACGAACAAGGCCAGTTCACGATTCTTCAGCAGTGCTTCTGCATCGCTACCGTACTGCTTGGCCTGATCCCGTTGTGCTGGTGTAAACTTTTTGTAGTTGTTAAAGTCCACTGTTAGGCGTGTGTTAAACGCTTGTATTGTTGCATCATCTATCATAACCGTTCCTTTGGTATAAAAAATCTGTCCATTGCGCTGTTTCGTTGCCCTGCAGCCCGTGCAAGTGCTTTGTTCCAGCGTCCGTGTGCGTCCCAGGCAATTGTATCGCCTGCGTTGTTTGTTTGCACATAGTCAATGCTGTGAAAATAGTCCAGCATGTGTTGATTGTGCAAGCCCAGGCGTTTTTCCCAGTTCCAAAACTCTACTTCCACTACAGGACGACACTGTTCAATAGTTTGCTGGGCGCCTTGTATTACCAACCATTCAGTGCCTTCAGTATCAGCTTTGATAATGTCAACATCCTGCCACCCATAGCTGTCAATAGTTGCTGTTGTGCATGCTTGGTCGCCAGTATCATAACGCACAAAGTCAGCAAGTCCAGCTTCGCGGTGATTTACGTATGCTGTTGCACACCGATCCATTAGTGCTGTTTTGTGTGTTGTTATTGTGCCTGTGATGTCTAGCGCACTGTAGGGGTACCAGGGCTTGCCGCCCTGACGCTGACGATTAGCAGCAATGTTTTGCTGTAGCAATTGGTAAGTTATGTCGCTGCATTCAAATGCTTCTACATTTTGTGCCCAAGTTGCGTATTCAATAGTGTTGGTGCCAACATTAGCGCCAACATCAACTATGCGTCTAGCTGTAGGCACTAACTTACGCAGGTAGCGCAAGCTGCCCACTTGATATATGCCAGAGCCAAACGCACGATCCACTACACTGTGCTGTTGCACATTGTAAACACGATTGTGTCTGTTTGTTATTTGCACTATCATTTTGGAACGCAGTCCAAGTAATGGTCAAAAGTTGGGAACATTTGTGTTTTTTGCTCCGCTGTAAGTGTAGCAAGCCATGTGTTAAAACTTGCTGGGGTCATTAACTTACAAAAAGTTATTAGTTGTGTGTGTTGCATATAAAGTCCAATACATAAAAAAATTAACACAACAAAACAACTGTTGCTTTGTTGTGTAAAGTATTTAGCACAGTAATGCCAGCACTAATATTTTTGCAATGTGTGCTACAATAGCGTTAGCAAAAATATTTGTGCCAGCATTATTGTTTACGTTATGCTAGCTGCTTTGCTGCGTATGTTTTTACTATAACATCCCAAGCAGCGTACAAGTCGTCAACTTGCACGTCATCAGTAATAGCCAGTGTAGGCCCTGTAATAACAAACACGTTGTCGTCGTTGTAAGTCCAGTGAGACACATTGTTTAAGTTTTGTCTAATAGCAGCGTCAACACTGCACACTAACATTGCAGCGTCTTGCACTGCTAACACATTTTTGTTTTGCATAACTTTTTGCAAAGTTTGCTGCGCTTTAATTTTTAACATTTAATACTCCAGTACATAAAAATATAACACAACAAAACAACTGTTGCTTTGTTGTGTAAAGTATTTAGCTAGTTAACGTCAGTGCAAATATTTTTGCTATGTGTGCTGTGTAGTATTGTATGTGTTGCAAGTATCAGCACAAATATTTTTGCTATGTGTGCTGTGTGCTGTGTAGTATTGTATGTGTTGCAGTGTCAGTGCAAATATTTTTGCACTTGCACTGCTGCACATGTTAGCTGTAAACTTTTGGGTCACCAGCTGCCATTGACATAAAGTCCAATTGGCTTTCGGCATCCTCGCCTGCAACTTCTGCTTGTATTTGTCTTGCCCGAACATCTGCTAGGTTGGCATCAGCCAGTTTCTTCTTGTCATCTGCTGATGGTTCTTTGTTCTTGGCAGCTTCTTGTGCTTGTGAGATCATTTGCGCAACTTCTTCGTCGCTAGGCAAGTAGGTGTCGCAATCTTTCACACCCAGTTGATACAAGGTATCCGCAAAAGGCTTCTTGACTTTCTTGAATATGTCTGGTGTTAGTGTGCCTGAACCAACCATGCCTTGCACTGTGTTGTATAATTCTGTTTGCACCTTTTGGATGATCTGTGTACGGGCCAGAGCATTCTCTTCTGACATCATGCCCAGTGCCAATTCAATGTGCACCTGCTTGCGATCACAAAAGTTCATGTCATCCCAGGCCAGATAGTCTAGGTAAACAGGCTGTTTGTCAGGGTGTGCGCTGGCTGCCAGCTTCTTGACACCATAGTCATCACCATACTGGATCAGAGTGCGCCACACCAACCACAAGGCTTCTCTCAAGCCTTCCGCACAGTTGCGCACTGTGTTGTCTTGAATGATCTGATTGGGTGTGAGTGCCATCTGTAGCTTGATGCCCGAGTTGCCAGGTGCCATAACTTCAGGGTTGAACACATCACTGGGTGTGGTCATGCCAATCATGCTCATGGTGTCTTGCTGAATACGGTTCATGGCCACTTCTAGGAACTGCAAGTTGCCTGACGGTGGTGGAATCTGATACACGTCTGTGGCAGGATTGAACTTTGAGTCCAGAATAAAAATGGCAGCTTCTCCATCCTGTAGCATTTCAAAGTCCAGTCTGTCAGGCTTCACGCCCAATCTTGGCGTTGCTGTCAAGAGGCCCAACTGTATTTCAGCTCTTGCGGCTGATGTTGCGTATTCCTGCATGGGAATCACTGACTCTGCAATGCTCATGCCGTAGAAGTTGCCGGGCAAGGGTTTGGGGCACATGTTGGCCACAGGGATAAACTCTACTTCACGTGCTGATATGATGTATGAGCCTGAATAGATTAGTTCTACCAGTTCCAATTCGCCATCGCCATCTATGTCGTAGCGGTTCCATACTGTGACAATTGATATCTGTCTTGAGTCTGGGTCAGCACTTGATGCTGAACTCACAGGGATACCCATAACAGGCACAGAGTCACGTGCGTGGATGGCCAGGTTGTTCAAGACAGATCCTGCTTGGTATGCACCGTTCATGTTGTATTCAGCGTGTGTTCTAAATTCTTCCAGATTGATACTGGGATATAATTCCAAGGCCTCTTGTATGCTCATGGGGTCATAATAACCACAGAAAGGTTGTTCACGCATTTCAGCCACAGTGGGATCACAGATCCAGTAGTGCTGTGCAATAGGGTGAAACTTGATGTTGATGTTGTAGCCTGTGAGTTTGTACTTGGCAGTGTATATGGTGTTGCGATTGATGGCGTCTGTCAAGACTGATTGTTCAGCTTCCAGCACAGCAGCAGGCTGATCCATGGGCTCGTCTGTGTCTTCAGGGTCCAGGGGCAAGTTTTTGACCATGAGATCCAGTTGTGCTTCGTCAATTGCTGATCTTGCTTCGCCTAGATTCTGTTGTATCTCTGCCAGGGCTGACTGTAGATCCACACTGGTTCTGCGTCGGCTCTGACGCATAGCAGTGAGTCCAGAGTCAGCTGCTTGTTGTTCAAAAGCCAGCAACTGATCTGCTGTGCCTTCTGTGGTGACATAGCGCACAATCTGTTCACGAATGGGTTTGATCATCATCATGCCGTTTTTGTGCATGGCAGCATCCATTACCCAGCGTTCCATGATAAAGTGCGGGTCATTCATTTGGTTCACAACCTTGCTCACCATGTCTGTGGCTTGTCTAGCAGCTACTTCATCTTCTTCAGAATCAGCCACAAACTCAAAGTTGATCTCGCCGTGTGGCACAAGCCCTTTGGTGATCACAGCAGTGGCATAATCCACAGCAGGTTTCACAGTGGGGTGGATATAATCTATGCCGTTTACAGGCGCTGTGCTGTCCGTCACAGCCAGAACCAAGTAGTGGTAATCACTAGCACGGTTCACAGCGTTCTTGGTTCCTAGATAGCGTAGATAACTTGCCATCTTCACGTCCATTTGATTCTTCATGCGAACAAAGATAGCGTTTTGCTTTCGGTTCTGATTGATCTTTTCAATGGGTATATTTTTTATGTCCAACATCGGGGTTTCCTCGGGATACAGTATTTAGTGGCATCATAAAAAGCCAGGCTAATGCTGCATTATTCTGGTGAGTATGATCGTTTCCAGGCAGGCCGGGTGGAGTCGTCTCTACGTACATAACGATCACGCTGTGCTGCCATGCGCTGTTGTGGTGTTCGGTTGTCCCAGGGTTCAGCAAGACCGTTTAGACAGCCCAGTATGGCATAACGAGCACTGTCAATGCAGTCATCAGGATCACTGAAGCGGCCTTGTTGATCCACATAGTAGTTTTGTGCTTCACGCAGGAAATCCACACAGTTCTCGTTGATCATTAGACTACCAACTTCCAGCATTTGTCGCATTTGGTTGATGCCGTAGCTTTTGTGATTGGTCACTCTGCCTTCCGAGTCAGGTGGATTCATAATGGCCTTGGCATGCACATTGAGTTCATAAGATTCAAACAGTTCTCTTATGCTGGATGCACTCATGGTGTATCTGCCAGCAGTACTTGCGTCAGCAGGTAGCACAATAGGAGTGCCAAACACTTCAGGACGAAGTAAGTGATTGATATACTGTGTGGGCACAGCTTCTTCAATGCCTTGAACCAAGATCTGTTTGTGTAGGTATGCTGTTCGTTCATAAGGATCCCAATACATGAGACTGATCACAGTCTTGTCGTTGACCAAGCCCAAGTCAAGTGCAATAATTCTATGTATGTTGGGCAGGCTTCTAAAGTCAATTTCACTAGGCTTGTAGGTGGGCCAATCGCGGATCTGGAACACAGCACCTTTACCTTGAATGGGCTTGCCCTGCATACGTGCTTCACGCTCATGTGGCAGGTAGTCGCGTTCCAGTTGGCGTCGTGTTTCCATCAGCAAAAATGGTTCGCCCCAGGGATCATATTCAGGCACATCATCCCAGGCCACTCTAACATAATCGTAGCCCTCTTCTTTGTTCCAGAACTTTGACACCAGGCCGTTAAGACCCTTGAGTGGTGTAAAGCTGCACAGCACCATGCCTTGTGTGGTGGCAGTACGTGTTACTATTTCAGAGAAAAAGTCATCTGGAGGCTGCTCATCAAACACCGCAAGGTTAAGTTTGAATCCTTGCAGCTGACGCACCTCTTGTGTGTAGTTGGCAAACAACAAATAGCTCTTGCCACCTGTTGCATGTTTAATCTCTACACCAATACAGTTGGCACCATCACCTCGCATGGTGTCAATTATGATGGCGTCTCGGGGTATGGCTCCTGTGCCTAGTTGATCACGCAGTTTGACATCTGGTGTGCCCAGCAGCTCTTGTTGTAGCACCAGCGCAACTTGACTCCATCCTTCGCCAGCCACCATTACAGTAATGGGCTTGTCAAAACGGTGTCCTGTCCACCAGTCGGGATATGCTCCTGTAAGGTGATAGGCAGTTTCATAACATGTTGATACTGTCTTACCAATCCTGTTGGCAGCCAAGATGCCTCTACGATCTGTAGTGGTGTTGAAGAATGCTCGCTGATGTTCAAATGGTCTAAAGTATTTCAAACCATTGTAGCGCATGTCATCAGCTACAGCAATGGTCAAGTCCTGTAGCTTTTGTTGTGCATCTGTTGTGAGTGTGTGCCAGGCTTCAGAGGGGATGCTGTGCTGATCCATGACCCAGCGCAGGGCTCTACGCATGAGCACAATGGGATCAAGCATTATTCAACCGCAGGCAAGCGCCAGTCTTGACGCACTTGGTTAAGGCTTTTGAGAGCCAGACTCAAGTTCAGGATGTCTTCTGTTGTGGCCAACCAGGTGGTGGTGTCAGTGAGCACTGTGTCAGCATCTTTGGTCAAGCATGCCTGCAAGCGTTCACTCACCAATCTCATGTGATGTTCTATCTGATTGGGAAAGCGTTGGGTAAACGCTTCACGGTTCACAGCATTGACCTTTTGCAGGATCTTGGTATCATCCACACGCCGTGCTTCTACGGCTGCATGTATCTGACCATCTCTTATGGCAGGATGTGTGTCGGCCATTATGCGTCCAGTTCCCAAGGATTGATAGCTGCCTTGTGATTGAGTGATATAAAGTCTCTGTCCACGTACTTGACCCACTGATTTGTGGTGTTGTATCGGAATGTCTGCATCATGGCCTTGAGTCTGCGACCAATGGGTGTAAAGCTGCCATCAGGACGCTGCACAATCTGTTCACCTGTTCTGGGGTCTACCCAGCGAATGATCTCGGGACGAATCTTGCCCCACTTGTCAATCTTTTCGCCATGTGCTCTGGGTTCAATAGGACCAATCACTTCATAGGTGATCATACCATTCTTATACTTCTTGAATGTGCAGTGCATCTTGCGACCTTGAGAGTGATACTCCGCATCCGAGTGTGGCACAAATGCAGTGAAGAATTCATTCTGTAGATCTTCACGGCCAGGAATGGCAGGGTCTCTGGGTGGCAGGGTCTTGAGTGGATCTTCAGGCACCATATCTGTTTTGTCTAGATAAGGATTGTCTCGGCCAATGAACTTCTCTTCAACATTGATGCCGTTGAGTGTGTCCATGGCCACTTGATACTTCAGCTTGTTGGCACGACCTTTTAGGTTCAGCACAATGCCTGTTTCATCATACACAAAACGTTCAAGGTCTCGAGCTGTGGGAAAGTCTGTCATGAGACCTTCTAGATCAAAGTCTCGTTCAGGTGCAGACGGTGCTGCTGGCTTTTTTAGTTTAGGGGGTTTTGCATCAGGCTCAACTGGGGCTGCAGGTTCTACAGCGTCATCCCAGATGTTTTCTGCGGGTGCGGGGGTTGGTCGTTTGTTCATGTCTTTTCCTTGTCAAAACAAATCTTGAACTAGAACACACCCTGTGTGCTCTAGTGGGGGTTGATCAGTAGCCTGAACTAGCGCCTAGTGCACCTCGACGGGCAGCACCTGATTTCTGTTGCTTGGCAGCGTTGCCTTTTGTGGGGCCACGACCAACATTCACAGTGGCCTTGACGGGCTCCACTGCTGGATCTCTAACACCACGCATGAGTTCACCGCGACGGGCCACAGCGTCTGTGACCATGTCAGCCAGTGCTGATTTCTCTGATCCTGTCTTGCTTTTCTCGCTCATGGCGTCTGCACGTTTGGATCCTGTGTTGTGGTTGCCTGTTGTGGGACCACGTGACTGGTTGATCTCTTTGGCCTGCATATTTTTAGTTGATAATCTCATTGGTGTTTCCTTATGCTACAGTGTAGCCTGATACTTGACTCACAGTGGCAGCGGCTGCTTGAATCTGTGCTGGCAGTCTAAATGGTGCACCATCCAGTGTGCTCACTCTTAAAGCCACATTCACAGCATTGGCTGTGGGGTTTAGAAAGGTAGTGCTTAATGGTATGCCTGCGGGTGCAGTTGGTCCAACAGCGGCATTGGTGTCCGTGTTGACCCAACCGTATGTGGCCGGCACACTTGTGACTTCAACATAGCCATTCAACTGATAAGCAATGTTGGCAACGTTGGCCAGGCCAAACACACCTGTTGTGACATTGGCAGTGATGGCAGTGCCCACATTGGCAGTGATGGCACTGAACACCACCTGTTGTGGTGATGTCACTGTGTCAAATTGCACAGCGCCTGTCACAGGAGGAAACACAGTGCCTGACGCCACAAAGCTCATGCCTGTTGTGCTTCCAGCCACAGTGATTACATTGGCTCCTGTAGGGGTAGTACTCAACACAAAGTTGCTGGACTGATTGGTTCCCACAATGTAGTAGGTGGTGGGATCAGTGTAGCCAGTGATTGAGCCTGTGCCACCTTGAGTGCCAGATACTGTCACAGTGTCACCCACACGGTATGAACGGAAACTGTTGGTAGTGAATCCACCGGCTGTGTTGGCTATCACAACGTTGCCTGGATTGATGCCTGGTGTGGTGGGTGTTGTGGTAATGGTGTAGAGATTCTGACTGCCTGTGTTGACCACAGTTTCTAGTGCGGCGGTTATTTGAGTTGGCATTATAGCACTCCTGGAGTAATAAACACATTGCCTGTGGCTGAATCACCTGCCACTGACACATAAAGGTTGCCTTGAACATAAGGCACTTGTGGTAGTCGAATCATTGCTGTGCTGGAGGGACCAATCACAACGCCGATACCATTGGCACCAGATGTGGGTATGGTGGCATTGGTGTCTAGTGCGTCAAAGCTGGTGCTGACCACAACCACATTGGCTGTGTCCACATTCACACAGTAAAGCACATTGGGCAAGCCTGCAGATCCAGGAGTGATAGTAATGCTGGTGTCTGTTGAATCATCTGTGTATGGGGCAATGATACTACGACCAATGGGGGAAAAAGGCACGCTCATGGTCAGTCCTTAATATTGGCTCTTGGGGCCGTAGTTGATGCCACCAGTTGAAGCCGGAGCCACAGGACGAGTGCCTTTGGTCACAGCACCATAACCTGGACCACCTGTTTGTTTGGCACGGATTGAATCAGGATTGCTAGGCTTCTTCACTGCCATCATGGAGGCTGGACGAACCTGACTGCCACGGTTGATTGAATCACGCACACTACCTTGAGCTGGCAGCTTTGGTGTGCCACTCACTGGAGGACACACATAAGGGTCTCGAGTTACTGAAGCGGAGGCTCCTGGACGACTGGCATCTTCACAACCCTGATTGCCCACAGTGGGTCCACGGCCTTTGTTGACCAAGCGGCCATCGTTCATGTAGCCTGTGAATCGATTCACGTGCAAGCCACCACGCACCTTGCCTGTAGATTCCATGCCTGCGCCATCAAAGCCCAGTCCGGTATCCATTTGTGTTTTTGAGTTGGGTCTCATCATTTTGTTTTTCCTTTTGATTTGGGTTTCTTTGCTGTCATTGCGCTCTTGCGAAAAGCCTCTGCTGTGGGCGCACCCTTGGCGCCTGTTCGACGCATACGCTCTCCAGACCCTGACTCAATGCGATCACGCTTGGCCTGGATGTTGGCATACAATCCTGCTGGTTTCTTTTTCATATCAACACTTCCATCTTGCTCTAGCGGCCCGACCGCGCTCGCCAGTCCAACCTTTTGATCTAGCACAGAAACTGTCATGGCGTGCGCCTGTTGGCGTAGGTGCCTTAAGATTCGAGCCTGTCTCACGATTATACTTCTCACGACCCTTGGCTGTCAAACCTGCGCCTTTTGATACGGGCAGTTTCTCACCACGCTTGACTGATAGTTTGACATTCTTCTTTGGCATAGTGTTATTTAGTTGTGGCAGCAATTTCAGTTATCTTGGCCAAGGCGGCTGTGAACGCTGCTGACTTGGCATCAACTTCATCTTGTGGATTACTCACTTCAATTGAGTTCATGGTGGCCATTACCTTGTTCAAGATTAGATTATGGTACTTGGCAGTGAGTCCCGAATCATTGCCTCTACGAGCAGCCAGGAAGTCTTGAGTCAGTAGGTCAGTGTAGCTTTGACCGCCTTGCAGTTCAATTGAGTCCAGCAAGGAACTGATGGTGACCTTGGCCACTGAACCTTTTGGGCGTCCGGCATTAACTCTAACGCCTCCACGGCTTGACACCTTGGGCCGTCCCGTTTTGGCGTTGACTTTTTTTTGATTTGATTCCGTGCTCATATTGATTACTTATGCGACTGCGCAAACACAATGGGTTTAGGCATGGGTTTTGTTAATTTTGCGTCCGCATACAGTTTGAGTTGCAGCATGAACCATTGCTGACATTCCTTTTCCTTTATGCCC